AGCCAGCTTACCTAAAACCTATGATGACGGTGATGCCGAGTGAAGTGCAGAACACGGCGCTGATTGCACGCTTACGTCAGTTCGGCGTAATTGCCACCGGTTCAAACCGTTTATCTGATGCAGATCTACTACTGATCGATCAGGCTCAAAAAGCATTGTATCTGCGTCAGTCAATTGAAAACCGAAAGTTACTAATTGCACGTGATGTCTTGCTCTACGGTAAAACCACTTTTGCTTCTGCAGACTTTCCGATGTACAAAGTGGATTATGAACGTAATCCAGCGTGTAATTACGCACCATTAATTAAATGGGGACAGGCTGGTGCGACTCCAGTGAAAGATATTCAAGCCATGATCGACTTATCTATCGAGCATTCAGGCACATCACCTATTATGGCTTTGACGACCTCTAAGGTTTACAACACCTTAATCAAGGATCCAGAGTTCAAAGAAAAATTCATTGCGCCGTATGCTGGTATTAGCGTTCCACTAACTCCGACTTTCGATCAAGCTGATAAGCCTCAATTCCGCGGCACAGTGGATAATATTGAAATCTGGACTTATGACGTGAGCCACAATATGGGTGGTTCCCCTGATCGTTTTATCCCTGAAGACTTCTTTGGTCTTGTTTCGGATGCGAATGGATGGATTGCACACTGTGCACTTCAGAACGTTGAAGCCTTTGGTCAGGCTCTAGAGTTCTATTTAAGCCAGTGGCAGGAAAAGAACCCATCAAGCATTCAGATGCTTGCTGAATCATCTCCACTTGCTGTTCCAAACAACAAGAATGGCTTAGTCGGCGGTCGTGGATTCGTTTAAGGAGAATCAAATGCCAAAATACATTGCAAAACAATCGATCGGACACTTTCGTCCAGGTCAGGAAATAGAGGGGCTTGAAGCTAAACAACTTCAGGCCCTTTTAGCATCTGGGGCTATTGAAGAATATCAAGAGCCGGAAGAACCTAAAGCAGATGGTACCGCTGCGCGTTTGGCTGAACTTAAAAAGGCCAATGCTGAACTAACAGCAGCAAATAAAACCTTAACTGAAGCCAATCAGGCAGTAGTTGCTGACAAGGCGAAGGTTGATCAAGAAGTTGCCGAGCTAAAAGCTAAAGTGGCTGAACTTGAAAAGGTGAAACCTGCAGCCAAGCCTAAGGCAGATACCAAGCCTGCTGACGAAACCAAGTAGGTGATCCATGTACGCGACTGAATCAGATTTGGTCGCACGATTTGGTGATGAGATTGGGGGTCTGAAAACGATGCTTCCTTCTCAGTCCTCAGTAACTGATGCAATCCAGGATGCAACAGAGGAAATTAACGGTCACATCGGTGGTCGTTATCCTTTGCCGCTTCCTAATGTGCCGAGTAATTTAAAGCGTATGGCATGTGATATTGCGCGTTATCGTCTTTATTTTCAGCAACCAACAGAAGAGGTTCGACAGCGCTATGAGGATGCAATTGCATTCTTAAAGCGTGTGGCTGACAACAAAGCACATTTGCAGATCCAGTTGCCTGAAACAAACCAGATCGTGGATGACCAGCCAAAGAATAGGCCATCAACGGCGCCAATCGGGACAAGTTACACCGGTGGTGTATTTGGGGATTCTATCTTGGACCAGATGCCCAGTATAAAGTGAGGTGCTTATGGCTTTCGCAATAACCATTCAAGCTGATAGTTCACCTATCGAAGTGGTGCTTAAACAATTGGGTAACTTTAATTCGCTCAAGAGCCAGTTGTTTGATGAGATTGGTGCTGGGCTGGTCAACAGTATTCAG